ACTGCCATCGGCCCCGTGCTCCTTGCTTTAGAACATCAAGACGTAGGCATCACGGAACGGTACCAGCTTTTGTGCATGGCAGGCATAATGTGTGCAGACCCAGCAAAACGCAGAAAATATCTGGGTGAGGCAGTAATGATTCAGCCCACACGCCGCGAGGCTTACGGCCACTACGCAACGCAACTCATGGACGACGGCAACTATCACGAAGCAGTGCGACTGCTTCAGATGATTATGACGCTCACGCCACCGGCCGGAGTCATCTGGAATCTGGACGCCAAGTGGTACGGCCACATGCCAAATTTCTTACTGGAACAATCGCTCCGAGTTGTCGGCCAAACAGCCGACGCAGATCGATGCCTTAAAGAAGCGTTCCGAGCAGCCTGGGGGCAGGTCACCATCATTTACCAAGGGGAGCTGCCAGACGTAGTACGAACATCAAAGCTGATGATGGACACATCCGATCAGCCCGCTGGGTTGCAACATCTATTCATTACAAACCCCGGCGAAGATAAATTCGGCAAACGCCTAAACATTTGCACAAGCGTTGAGGACGCGATCAGCAAAACCCTCGGCAGAGTTCTGCTTTTTGTAAAGTGCGGCAAAGACGTGGTAGTGCCTAGCTTGCGCTGGGACATGGATCTTTTAGGACAAGGCACACTGCCAGCCGGGGCCACACGCCTGCCAGATCCTGTTGATCAAACGGGGAACGTCATCGTCGGTTTAACCACTACGCCTACACGAATCGGCAAGATTCTGCCCACAATTCAGAGCCTGCTGGCGCAATCGCGCCCAGCCGATCAGATCATTCTATCTGTGCCTGAAAAACTGGCACGCACAGGCGAACGCTTTGGAGATATTCCAAAAGAGCTACAGGCGCTGGCCGATGCTGGTAAATTTCAAATTCACCGCACTAAGGACTACGGCCCAGCTACAAAGTTTATCGGCCCGCTGGAAGTAGGCGGGGATCCCGACGACAAGATTTGCTGGCTGGATGACGACATCCTTTACAGCCCACTGCTTTTGCAGACCCTCGCCGAAGAATTAGATACCAGACCAAAAACGGCGTTAGGTGTCTGCGGATTTTTTATGACTGGTGCGACTGGCTACGCCATCGCCCCAGATCACGGCGGCCATGCCGAGATTTTGGAAGGATTCGGCGGCGTGATGTGTCGGCGTTCGGACATGCCGAAAGCCGAGCTATGGCCAGCCATCCCAGCAAGTGAGTTCGCTGGCCTGAGTCCTGTGGCTCGCGCCAAGTTCCTTGCTGACGATTACATGATGAGCACGGAGCTGCGTAAGGCTGGGACAGCTACGCTCGTCTGCAACACGCCTGAACTAAATCGTGGCAACTCTCTAAAGATTAGGCCGGAAGGGTTAGGCGCTGACGCCTTGCAAAACAATAAAGGCACGGGCGGCAATCTGGCGGCATACGCCTTGCTAAAGGCAAATGGATAAGACGCTCACCATATCGGGCTACAATCGGCCTACATACTTTGCCCAAGTGTTAAAGGCATTGGCGTGGTGTGACGGCGTGGGTGAGTACGAGATCACCGCCATTCTAGATCCATCGGACAAGACGGCGGAGCTTTCAGAAATTGCCAAGGGGCACGGCATCGGCGTGCACATTCCAGATCATCACATGGGCTGCGGATCTGCCATTCAGTACGCGATGAAGTACGGGTTTAAAAAATCGGATTACCACATCCACCTAGAGGACGACACTGTTCCCAGCCCGGACTGCCTGCGCTGGTTCGAGTGGGCAGGACAGAACGCTGGCCCAAAAGTGCTCACGGTATCTGGCTACAATCAACACGGCGAAAATGCCGAGAACGACGCCAGCGGATTTAGAAACTGGTTCACACCTTGGGGCTGGGCAACCTGGCGCGATCGATTTGAAAGACACCTGGTTCCCGCATGGGATTGCAACTTCTGGGACGGATCCGTTCAGCGGGTGCGTGAACGGACGGGGATGAGTGAACTATTCCCGCACGTAAGTCGGATACAAAACATAGGGGCAGAGGGCGGCACGTTTTGTCCAGGGCCGGAATTTCACAAGGAACATCAACACGCCACCCGCGTGGCCACGGCAAAAGAAAAGAGGACGCGATGGATAGTAAAATAGAGCGGGGCAGGGTATGCGACGAGAACCCGTCGATCCATTGGGCACACATGCCCGTGGACAGTCAAAGCAGAGTCTTAGATTTAGGCTGTGCTTTTTGGGACGAGCCACTACGAGCGGATCGTCTTGGCACGCCATACTTTTACCTAGGACAGAAACCCGCATTTTACCTTGGCATCGATCAAAACAACTCGGACATCGCGCTGCTAACTCATGAGCTAGGCGCTCATTTTTTAGAAGCGTCAATCGCTAGCCCAGCTCAGATCTGTGACTGGATTACAGCTCAATCGATTACCCATATTAAAAGCGATATAGAGGGGGCGGAGGAGCACTTGGCCGCCATAGAAACTTTACTCCCCAGCCTTCAGGCGGTGGCTATTGAAACGCACGGTGACGCCACCCATCGCAAGATATGCGACTGGATAAGTAGGCAGTGCATGACCATCTACCGCATTGATCGACAAGGCGACTGCACCGACGTGTTTATCGTCTACGCCCGCAAACTCTTAGACGAAGGAACTTTGACAACCAGCTCCCAACAGTGACCGAAATTCAAACCCTAATGACCACAGGGGTGGCCGATATGATTGCGGCCATGCCGACGACTGCGACCATCTCCGGCCTCGCCGTCCGTGGCGTCTACACACCTAGCGAACAAACCGCAGAGCTGGGCATGGGCGGATTCGTGAATCCACAAAATGCGGAGTTCGTTTGCCTAACGGCCGCCGTCAGCCTGCCAGCCTTAATGACGATCGTGACCGTGGGCGGATCACCCAAAAGACTCACTGGCGTACAATCCGATCAAGGCGTCACGACTCTTATCTTGGCAGATCCAGAGGATGTGCGATGAGTTTGAGGCTTGCAGCGGAGGACGGCTTGGCCGCCTACCTATCCACAGCCAGTAAGCCAGCCGGGCTATACGTTCAAGCGGGGCACAGGATTGCGGAGTTACAGCTACCCGCCTGCATCGTTCACGCAGAGTCGAGCGTGCCAGTTGTTGAGGGATCTCTAGCCACCACCCGCAAGGTGACTTTTACATGTTCGATTATGACGCCGCTGGAAGTTACCAGTACGGTGACGGCCCATAGGACTAACTTTGACTGGCTAAACACAAAGCTGACGGCCGTAACTACCATAGCCGGTGCCACTCTGATGGGCGGATATTTGGGCGAAGAAAGCACAGGAAGCAACGACAAGGTGATGGAGGATTCGGTGAAATTCACCGCCTTTGTCACGCCTAGTTGACACGTAGGGAAAAAACAATATGGCGATGACATACGGAGTGACGGCTGGAATTTCTCAGAACATCAGCAACACGGACGAGTACGTCTACATCACGGGAACAGACGGCACCGTGGTAAAACACTTTAGAAAATACAAAAGGATCGAGACAGTCACAGAGACTTTGCCCGATTCATTTGCTCACCCTGGCGTCTCTGGCCCAACGGCGTTCCGCCAAGAGTTGCGCCTGTCGAATACGGATTTTGCCAGACTTACCAACACCGCCGTGACATTCAGCACGATCGCTTAAGGAAATAACAATATGCCATACAAAGGATTTACAGGGGTAGCAACCGTCACTGGGATTGAGGAATACATTTCTATGAGCATCACGGGCGAGCTGACGGAGATCGTTATCGATCCCGGCACAGCCAACACCGCTCCCACAGTTACCACCTACTACAATCCTCGCTACAATGTGTCGATCGAGGGCATCAGCTCTGGCGCTTCCGTTCCAGCCACCTTTACTGTTGGTTCTTATAGCTACGTAAAGACGGGCGAATCCTACACCAAGACCGTCGGGGATGTGGTGAAGGTTAGCGTTACTGGCGTCTACAATCCAAACAGCTCGCTTGCCTCGTAGTCGGTAAGACGGCGATGAATCGCCACTTTGCCGAATCATTCCTAAATCGTCAGGATCACCGCGTCCTAGGCTTGCCACTCCTGCCGCTTTCCTTGTGGCACATGTTTAATCTGGAAGTCGCTCAATCGCCCTACTTCATCGGCGGCTCGTTCCCATCGGCCAGAGATTTGCGCCTAGCGGTGAACATTTGCCGGACGCCGTTTCCACTGTTGCCGAATCTCTCTGATCGCAGGCTGTGGCTGGATTGGATGAAAAGCTGGCGGTGCCAGTTCTTGATCGAGACGGCCAAGTTTCGCGCCTATCTAGATGACTTTAATGCGTTGCCACAGTTATGGCAGCCAGAGAAAAAGAGGGGCACCGGCCGGGAGGCCACGGGCTTACCCTGGTCGCTGGCCATTGTGTCGGGGGTATGTGGGGCGACCGGGTGGGACGAGGCAAAGGTATGGAACATGCCGATTGGGCAGGCGTACTGGTACCACGTAGCGTTTGCTATGCAGGCAGGAAGCAACGTGGATCTACTGAGTGAGGGCGAGTTGCTGGCGATCGAGGCCGTTCGTGCCAGGAGGGCGGGCAAGTGATTGAGAAAATCACAGTAGATGATCGCGAGCTGCAGCGAGCTTTGCTGCGTTTTTATAAAACAAAGACGCCAGCACAGGTGCTGCGAGCGCAGGCAAGATTGATGGCGGTTAACTTAGCGTTTCAAACTCAGCCATTCGGAGGATCGAAGGCAATCGGAGGCCAGCAAGACAGCGCTAAAGCACAAGGCGAGGGAGCGGTAGCGCGGGATATTAGAAAGGTAATTAGGACGCCATCTGATGTTTATCAAGAAATAGAAAAGCAAGGGATAGGGGCAGGGCGTGCTTTTGTTGCTATGGTCAAGAAGGGCGACTTTGACTTGGCTAAAAATCTATTGATTCGACTTCGAGTGCCGGGACTTATGCAGGCGCAAGTTGGTGATATGAGCGGGATGTTTCATAAGTCAGCTCGCAAGCCGATACCCAAAAGACCAAGAATTGAGAAAAGGCAGGAGCCGTTATTGATCACAGATCAAAGGGCAAAATTAAAATCCTACGTTAAGGAAGTGCAGAAAAGGGTGGGCATAGCAAAAGGCGGATGGGCCGCCTGCGCCATGCAGTTAGGCGGAACGAGAGGCAGGATGGAAACAAACGTGCCAGGCATGCAACAGCAAGCAGTGCCCGCTTGGGTCAAAAGACATGCTGGCAATCGGGCCGCCGGGACTGTGGTGGATCAATCCGAAAACTTTCTAACCGGCAGGATTAACATGATCAATCATGTGCCTTGGGTGAGTAATTGCCTCAGCGATCAGCAGGCGCAGCAGGCTATTGACATACAAGCAGAAAAGATGCGGCGGGCGTTGGATTACGCTTATCAGGCTGATCTGAAAGCCGTCGGATTCTAATACTACCATGGCAAAACTAGCGATCGATGTGGTGCTGAACAAAGCCTCGGCCATGACTGGCCTGCGTGGCTTAGAAAAAGATTTTACATCATTCGGGAAATCAATGCTTGGAGTCGTCGGGATCGGCGGGGGGCTTGCTGGGTTGGTGGCCGGGATCGACAACATTCTGGCAAAGGCCGGTCAACTGCAGGACGTGTCCGACGCCTTTAATGTAAGTGCGGAAAGCGTCCAACGACTGGCGGCCGTAGGTGTCACAGCAAATTTATCGATCGAGGAGATCGGCAGCAAACTGGGCAAGTTAGGCAAGGCAGCCCAAGACGCTGCAGGCGGAAACACAAACCTTGCTAAAACATTTGAAAAAATAGGCGTTACAGGACAGCAGTTAGTCAGCCTCTCTCCAGAGGAATTATTTAATAAACTAAGGGAATCTGTCAGTAGTGGGGCACTGGCAGGGGAGGAGTTGAAGGTTGTAAATGAGCTTCTCGCTAAAGATTATCAGAGATTTTTGCCGTTATTAAGAATGACGGCAGAGGAATACAAAAGCCTCGGCGCCGCGTCAGGGGTACTGTCCGACACCACCGTTTCCAATTTGGATGCGATGAATGTTAAGTGGCGCCAATTTCAGAATACAGTATCTACAGCTTTGGCATCAATCGCGGGCGGATTCTTAGATCTCGGCACAGATATAAAAGAAAGCCCGCTGCAATCCACAGTAGATTTACTAACTGGCGACTACGACAAAATTGAAAAAAGAATTATTGAAAGAGAGAGAAAGCTAAAAGAGGTCATACAAAAAGAAAGAACCCAGAGGGCTGGGCAACAAAAAACCGTAACAGACCAAGCCGAGCTGGATCGGGAAGATGTAAATGCCGTTAAACAAAAAGTAAAACAAATCGACGCCGAACTCGCGGCAATCGACAAGGCGTATCAAATGCTGGCAGACAGCGAGGAGGACAGGCGCAAACAAGACCTAGCCGACTTTAAGCAGGCTGAAAAAGAAAAGCGCGATTTACTGCAGAAGCGGGCAGAGCTGATTCCCACGCTTCAAGAACTGGAGGCAAGGAGAGCAGGCCCAGAGGCCGAGATGCGGTTACTTGAGGATAGGGCGCGAGAAGCGGCAGATAGGGCACGCTCCTCTGGAACCATTGAGGATGTAACTGCCGCACAACAACAAGCGCTTGAATTACAATCTGCAAAGGAAAACGTTTTAAGCCAGAGGGGATTTGGCGATCAATCCGCGCAGCTCGCAAGGGCGCAAACTGAATCCATCGTCGGAAAGCTGCAGTCTGCGGCTGAGTTGCAACAGCAACTGCGTGACATCCCCTCCAGCACGGAGGCACAACGCACGCAACCAGTGAGACTAGAAAACCCACCTGATCTAAAAGGCGTACTGGATAAGCTGGATCTACTCATCAAAAACGCCGGGGTGTTTAGCTAATGGCTAGGGGCAGCAGCTACGGTGGGGGCAGCGGAGGATCCGTTCAAAACACGGGTGTCGAGATGCTGGGTGGTGGCGGCAGCTTTCAATCCACCGGCAAAACCACGATCAATAAAAAGTATTTTGTCACAGATTTCGCACAGCTAGAAACAGCCCCAAAAATAGACGGCTATCAAGCAACCAACATTAGTTATACCAAGATAAACGACACTGCCTACGAGCAGTCGGTCACCTACGAGGCGATGACGGAGGGATCATCAAGTGAAACAGGCGGAGTCGTTTGGCTACAGGCAGGAGTTAAGGGCACGTTTGAAATGTTTTGCTCCTATGAGAGTAAGCCGATCGAGCTGCATCCCCGCATCGATAAACTTTCTGTAGATTTTGGCGGGTACTTTACGCCAGATGGATTTGCAAAATGGCCGCCCACTTACACTCCGACATCAGGCGGAGGATTAGGATCTGGCAATACTGTAGCTAATCCTATGTTTGGAGTTACCCGCTACAAAGAGGTCACGCTAACCTTGCGTCACACCTACTTTACGAAAAGTGTAAATCCTAACATTTGGGATACCGCAGGCCGGGTAGTAGATAAATTGCCAGCGGGCATCCCCATCCCAAGGGGCGAAAAGGATAAGGACGGAAAAGAAATCCCTCGGCGCTGGATGATGCAGGCTCCAGCCGTCAGCAGGCAGGGCGAGGCATGGCAAGTGGTGCAGGAATACGTGCTGCTGGATTCAAAGGGGGTGGCTGACGGCTTATACGAAAAGGGCACCGTACCAGGGGCCACATGATCCCCAATGAGCTAAAGGCGGAATCGGGCGACAAGATCCTGCCTAAGTTCAAAAAGCTGGTCGCTTGGATCGACAGCCAGCGCCTCGTCTCCGTAGACGATCGAGTCCTAATTAACTCAACTCCAAACGGCTCTCTAGTTTCCATGGTGGATCGGCCGCCGACAATCTCTACCCCACTGCAAGTGCGATTCAACGGGACAAAGTTTTTCAGCATTAGCGAGGGCTACATCAACGGCAAGCTGCCGCAGATCAAGCCGAGTACAGGCCAACTGCAAGACATCGTCGACCCAGACGGTGTGCCAGCACCGCCAGCAAAACTACCGGCAGAACGCCCTGTCCTAGTGTGTGCCCTTGTTACATTTACCGAAACATTCGCTCTTAAATTCAGCGAGATCGTTTGCAGAAAGCCAAATGAGATACCACGCACGGGCAGTGCAAATTACGCCGCAAAAGATAAAACCACCTCTGGCCTAATCCCTCTGGCCTACTTGCGTAAAAATAACTTCATTCAATTCGTCACTCACAATCTGCAAGTGCGTGCTTATCTTCATAACGGATCGCATCGCGTGATCTACTGGCCAGCGTGAAATATACAAGCCAGCTATGGCATAAGCTGCTGGATAAGGTTGCACATTATCTGCCCATAAAGTTCGACTATACTGCGGCAGGGAGTCGGCCGCATCCTTGGCAGATTCAAGCACAGTATTACACCGATCCGATCGCAAACATCTCCTACTGGCGGGCGTCCTTATCGCCGGGCTTGGTTAACGGATTTCCGGCTAAAATTACGATGCAATACTCGGATGCTCCGCTGGCCGCGCAAGAGCGTATAAGGCTAGAAAACATAGAGGCCAAAAAGCCTGCACCTAAAAAGACGGATCGAGTGCCCATCTATCTGGACGAGCAGGCGGCTGTAAAATTATCTTTCCGCAAAATAGGATCTGATGCCGACCCGTCATCCATCACGGCAAACGCTGGCAGCGGAAACATCACCGGCGTATTTGAGAAAGTGCCAGACTTCTTTAAGAGGCTCGGCGTCTCCGACGCCAATACAAACCTATTGGCTGAGAAACCCGAAACTAAACGCCTGCTCCTCGCTTGCGATATAGTCCTTAATCAGCCTCGCGTTTCGCTAACCAACTCCATTTCTATCTCTGCCGCATCCATCGATACCACGCTAGTCAGCATTAACCCTGGATTCCTATCGCCCACAGATCGCGAGGCGACCGTTACTGCGTTGCCTAAGTATGTCGTTCCAACTGAAATCACTAACTTTGCCGATCTATTTTTTCAACGATTTGTAGACAGCTCGACAGATCGATTTCACTTAAGCACCGTCTATCTTTTGTCGCCTGTTCTTCCTTTGTTAGATCCGACAGACCTGTCTGGATGGCAGCCTTATATTCAATACAACTGCCATCACAATCTAGTTCACGCGACAAAGCAGATCGAGAAGCGTGACGAATTTACCCCGTTGAGCCTAGTTCTTCCATTTGCGGGCGGAGTCGCCCAGCCGATCTTTGACTATATCTTGGCCGAAAACAACTTCTTTGCCCAAGCGGCTTTGGACTTCTATCAGCAACGCAACCTAGCAGGAAAGTTTTACGCCGTATGAGCCTAGACAAGTCAGCCGAGCGTCGCAAAAAGATCATCGAGGAAAACCGCAGGCTTCGGAAGTTAGGGGTCGTCCAGCTTACTGAGCCTGGGCCGTGGTATCCCATAGCTGCCAGCGTGCAGTTCGATCCAACCTTCTTTAATGGCTTTACGGAGCAGGAGACAGGGATTGACACGCTTCCCGCAAAGTAACCATGGCCACACTCCTTTACGGTAACATCTCCAACAAAACGGCCAGCTACACTATCGAGCCTGGTTCGATTACCCTGCCCACTGTCGTGCAGGGAGATACCTTCACGGTGGCAGTGCGGTTGACGGAAACGTCGAACAACACCACTACCGTCACCGCTCCTTCCGTCTACTCCGCCCGTCTTAGCTATGGCCCGGTGGATGTGGCGCCTACGGCCGGCACGTTTAAAGTGCTGGTCAATGCGGTTACATCTAGCGCCATCACCCTAGGATCTACCGCTGCCAGCGTGGCCGCCATCCTGAACACCATCTCGGCCGCTACTGGCTGGACTGTTAGTGAGGATCAAGGATCCTACATCGTCGGCAGGACGGCCAACTGGACGACGACTAGCGGCATCACCATCGTCGATAATAACCTCACGCCAGACAGCTTTGTCCGGGTTACTAGCTACTCCGCCAACAACATATTCTACCAAGAGCTGCGGCCGATGCAATCACCGTTGGCTTATACCAGTGCATTCGGGCTGATCGTTCCGCCAGCGCCTACTATCACCCGCGTAGTTACGGGCTACAGTGATCCGACTACGGGCGTGTTCGTCAATGAAGTGCAACGGCTCTACATCCCGCCAGCGTTTGATACCACCTATCAAATCTATCGTGGGACAGCCCGCACCGCCTTGCTGAGTAAGGACGATGGATCCACCGAGATTGAAGCCGCGCTGATGCAAGGCTGCGTTACTGTTGGAGCAGGGGAGATATTCCTTGTTACAAACCCGCAAAACTACACCGCCGACATTGAGTTCGCTGGGGCGATGAGCGGGTCTACCCATAGCCTGCTCACAGTAGCCGTGCCCATTTCGCCACAAGGCGACATCACATTTGATCTAGATCTCAACACCCAAGGGATGCTGGCCGCTTTGCGTGGAGATTTTGAAGTCACGCACCCGCTGACTTGCGAAGTAGGAATTAACTACGGCACGGCAACCACACCCAATGTCCAGTACGTCACCGTGTTCCAGCAGAATCTTACCGTGCAGGCCGACGGTGCTTGGACAGGACTAGCGGCCGCCCAGCGGATCAACTGGCTAAACCCACCGCAGCCGGTCAACTATATACCTTTCACAACAGACCAAGTGATCACTGGCATACAGAGCTTCACCGCAGTAATTACAGGCAGCGGGCCGTGGACTATCGCCCATAATCTCGGGACGGAGGCGATCCACGTCACAGTGCGTGAGAATTATTCTGGCGGAAGCTTTTTGGCTAACACAATTAATTACGGGATACAGACATCAACAAGCCAGAGCATTATTGTAGAAAACGCTGGCGGCTCTACGCCAACACAAGGCTGGGCCGTTATGATCTCCTCGGCTGGCCCGACAAGTGCCTTTCAAGCGCACACCCACACGATTGCCCAAGTGGTAGATTTGCAAGATACGCTGAGCGCAATCGGCACACGACTAAACACCCTAGAGAATGTGTTGCCCAATGGCGTGGGAATTATTAACCAGTCTGGCGTAAATACCACTCCGCTTACTATGACGATCCCAGCACGCTCAGAGGTTTTGTTCACGCAAGATATAGAAGGCGCTTGGGGCGATAGCGGCATCGATCAGACAAAGCTACCCATCCGTGGCCCTAGCTTACTGCGATCATTCTCTGGCCTAGCGAATAACTCTAACATTACGACAGCACCTACGGCCGCTGGCGCCTACATCTATTCTGGCGGGATTGAGCTGGCGCCTATGGGCTACATCCCCAGCGACACAGTGCCACCAGGCGGGATCGTTGTTTACGACGAAGGCCGCATTTACCAAGGCCGCCAAGATGGAACTAACAAAACCTACTACCCCGTGCCTTACGAGGTGGAGCTTTTCCGCGTACCCGTTAACGCCAACCAATTCCGAGTCGGCCGCACCCTAGAAATTAAGTTTGGGCTAGTTCTACAGATGCTGGCTAAGACAGACGCCCAGTGGCGTGTGGTCATCGATGCGGCCAATTTAAGTGAGGTGACTAGCCCAGCTGTCCAGGGGATGAACATCTCCAGCGCTGACTATAACCAGAACAAATTGATGGATCACCGCATCATGCTCACCCAAGCGTTAGTTCCTCACATCTTGGGAGTGCGCCTAGTACGTTCTTTGAGCGGTGAGAATATAGTTATTACAGCAGATAAGAATATCTACGGCACCTACGAAAGCACGATCGGAGCGCCCGCTGGTGCCAGCTTTATTTTGCGTGCCCGGCTGATAAACTTTGATATTGCGAATACTGCCGACGATGTACGCGGCTGGGTGGGCTACGCCTTAAAAGGGGTAGAGAATGACACGATCGGCGGTGAAGTGAAGGTGACAATCTCATGAGCTTATATTTTAATACATTGGCAGGTACGGCCGGATCCGCTGGCAGTACGGACGCTACTGGCTCTGCCGCTAGGTTTAGCGGCCCCTACGACGTCTCAACTGATTTGTCGGGTAATGTTTTTGTGGCGGATACTAATAACCACACTATCCGCAAGGTAACGAGTGCAGGCGTAGTGACCACCATCGCCGGCACCGCTGGCGCTAGTGGGAGCACAGACGCCACCGGCTCCGCCGCTAGATTTAAAAATCCCTATGGCATTTCAGTAGATGCTGCAGGCAATATCTTTGTGTCAGATACAAATAACTACACTATCCGCAAAGTAACTAGCGCTGGCGTAGTAACTACACTTGCAGGCTCGCCTGGCTCTACTGGTAGCACCGACGCTACTGGCTCTGCTGCTAGGTTTGGTACTCCTTATGGGTTGTCAGTTGATACTGCGGGGAATGTTTTTGTAGCGGATAGGGGTAACCACACCATCCGTAAAGTTACTAGCGCCGGAGTTGTTACCACGCTTGCTGGACAAGCTGGCTCTGCTGGCAGTACCGACGGTACTGGGTCTGCCGCTAGGTTTAATCAACCCAACGGAATTTCGGTTGATACTGCTGGGAATGTTTATGTTGGGGATATATACAACCACACCATCCGAAAAGTGACGAGCGCTGGCGTAGTTAGCACCTTAGCAGGCTTGGCTGGCTCTGCTGGCAGTACCGACGGAACTGGCTCAGCTGCTAGGCTTAATCATCCCCATGGCGTCTCAGTGGATACGGCAGGCAATGTTTTTGTATGTGATCTATATAATCACACCATCCGCAAGGTGACGAGCGCTGGCGTGGTTACTACTGAAGCAGGGCTTGCTGGTAGCGCGGGCTCAAACAATGGTCTAGGCACTGCAGCTAGGTTTTATTATCCCCATGGCGTCGCAGTTGATGCGACAGGCAATGTTTTTGTGGCGGATACTTTTAACGCCACCATTCGCGTCTCCGTTACCTCCGCACCTGCAACGGTCACTCTTTCTAACTTATCTAAAACCTATACTGGATCTGCCCAAGCGCCCACCACAACCGTCTCTCCATCTGGCCTTGCCATCGAGCTAACTTACACAGGCACCGCAGCCAGCTTGTCGGCACCCGTCACCGCAGGATCCTACGTAGTCACCGCCAGCATTGTGGATAATTTCTACTATGGCAGCGCCAGCGGCGTAATCACAATTTCTAAGGCATCACAAACAATCACTTTTGCGTCCGTGCCCAGCAAGTTCGTTGGATCTGGGCCTTTCACAGTTGCGCCTAGTTCTACATCAAACCTCACCGTCGCCCTTTCCTCCAGCAACACTGCGGTCGCTACAGTGTCTGGCTTTTCTATTTCGCCCATCGGAGCTGGCACCACCACCATCTCAGCCACCCAAGCTGGCGACGTTAACTACCTCGCGGCCGCCACCGTCACTCAAGTTCTTACCGCGACCACTGCCCCAATCGCACAGACCATTGCCTTTGCCGCCCTTTCTCCTCGTCGGGTTGCGTCATTAAAAGACGTCTACTCGGCCGCTTCTGTTATCGCCTCTAGCACTAGCCTTTCTTTTGCAGACGCGACTAGCGTGGCCCAGGCAAACGCTCGTTCTAACGGATCTTTTGCTTTGGTGGCTACCGCATCTTCTGGATTGCCCGTCACTTTCACATCTACCGTTACTGGCGTTGCCTCTATCGTGGGTAATATCTGCACACCGGTAACGCCGGGGGTGACCAACATTGTGGCCGCGCAGGCTGGCAACAATGCTTACACTGCCGCTACTAGCGTAACGCAATCCCTCGTCATCGTGGAAAAGCAGTTTGCTTGGCTAGATCTGCGGTGGGAGCTGACCGATCTACAGATCGACGCCCGTACCCGTGTCGTCACAAGCGCGAAAGGTAATGGCGCCGTTCTTACCATTCGCCAGGGTGACGCTCACGACATCGCCGTTTTCTTTACCGATCCAGCCGGAGCCGCGATCCTCATGGCTCCTTCCGCCCTAAAACTTTGTATTCGCGAAAAAACAAATCGGCGTCCCGTTATTCTGGAAACCACCGCCTTTACCCCAGCAGACTTTGGCGGGTTTGATCCGTACTATCAAATCAGCTTCACCGCGGACAACGATTCACTCCAACGCTTTGTCGCGTTTAATGGCGTAGCCGACAACTCTGACGCTATCCCAGCCATAGGCGAAGTCGAATGGACTTACGGCGGCAAGGTCTACAGCTCCAAACCATTCACCGTGAATATCGTTCCAGAAATCGAACGGGAAATATCGGACGTCTAATGGCCGCCTCCTACGACATCACGATCGAGCAGGGGACGGACTGGACGCGGGATCTATTCCTAGCCACAGCCACCCAAGGCGCGATTGATCTAACGGGCCGGACGTTCTCCGCCCAGATCCGTCAAATGCCAGGGGGCACGGTAGTTACACAGATTGCCACCAGCGTAGTGTCGGCGGCCGGCGGGCAAGTGCGCCTTACCGTAACCTCGGCCGCCAGCTTGCTCGTTCCTACCAGCGGGGCGAAGTATGACCTAGTCCAAGTCACTAGCGCTGGCATCGCCACCCGGTTACTGGAAGGCGTGGTGACACTATCTCCAAGGATTACAATACCATGAGCGACATTTATCTTCAGATCACCGAAACGCCTACTGTCGTTACACTATCCGCCCCCGTTATTTCTGGGGCACTTTCATCGACCGTTACCGTGGCCAATACCGTCACCGTAGCACTGGACGCTAACAGCCTGAGTGCGTTAGAGAACGTGACCGTGACCGTGGGGGCGGCAATTACCGGGACAGTGACCGTCAGTAACTTTCCGGCATCGCAAGCGGTAACCTTTTCTTCCGTAAGTATTTCAAACCTTCCCGCCACGCAAGCCGTTACCTTCGGCCAAGCGATTGTCTCTGCTTCAAATATAACTGGCCTGAATAATTCAGTTGGCACAGATGGAGGCACGCCAACTTCAACAAACTTTATTAAAATTGGAGGCCACCAAGACGGCTCTAATCAAGTAGAACATATCGTTCATGTCTCGGCTGGCGGGTCGATGAAGGTGGATGCAAGCGATTCAACTGTTACTTTTGGGACGATTACAGGCACAGTCACAGTCGGGAACAGCCTCACCATCTCTTCTCTTCCTGTAATTAGCGGGACGGTAACCGTTGGAGGATTTTCTGGTGTTAGCGTTGGCTCGGGTGCTTTGCTTGCTGGCGGCTTAAGATTCGGAAATGTAGCGGCGTTAAGTTTAGATGGTGGAACTGGATATTTACAAGTAAAGGTAGAATCAGCTCCCTCAATCTCTGGAACAGTTACCCTCGGAGCTGGCACAAACCAAATCGGCTCTGTCACCGCATCGATCAGCGGGACTGTTCCCATCAGCATCTCCTCCGTCACAGTTGGCAATTCGGTGACCATCGGATCATTCGCCACTAGCGTCACGGCAAGGCTGATTAACCCCGCTGGTACTGCGGTTACCTATGCGGAAGTGGGTACGGCTGGGAATCCTTCGATCGATGTGCTTTCCGTGCAGGGAGTGACGAGTGGTACGCCAATCAATGTTTATCCTCAGCAGGGCACGACAGTATCTAACACAAACTTTACCAGCACCACGGCCTCCACCACGCTCGTCTCGGCGGTGGCGGTGAGGGAATCGCTGACCGTGTTTAACGAAGGGGCTGGCAATCTACACATCTCGCCCGGTGCGACCTGCACTACGATTTCCTACCAAGTTCGCCTATCGGCGGGAGATTATTGGGAATGCCCGCAGGGGCAGTTATCGCTACTTCACTCGGCCGTGTTTGCCACGGCGGGCACGGCACGCGTTTGCCAAGTAAGTTAGGAATAGGCGATGCCTTTGTTTATCCCATCAAGGCGTTTCTTCACCTTGTTTGATGAGACGCAAACGCAAGCGGCATCTACTGCATTTGTTAATTCTGCAACGCAAATTACGCTTCCAATCGGAACATATATATATGAGGGACTAACTGGTGGCTCAACCGTATCTTCAACTGGCGGGGTAAGCGTTGACTCAACAATGGCTAGTGGGTTTGCTGTTAATGCAAACCATACACTTTATCAAGGAAGTAGTTATTTTTCTAACACTTTTAATAATTCATTTACCAGAATAGATACCAATAGTCAGCTTTTTGTATCTCTCAATTTAGATGCTAGTGCGTCCACAAAGTTTATATATGGAAGATTAGCAGGCGTACTTAAGGTAACATCAGACACAACCTTTGGATTTAAGATTGCTCAAAGAACTGCAACAGATGCAAGCAATCCGGCCACTCTAATGAATCGTAGTTACATTAACTTTTCTAAAATAGCGTAGCTCCCCATCCAATGAGCATCCTCATCAAACCCGCCTACGATGCTGATGCCTCTACATACTTCACCACCGCTGGCGTCACTAACACGGCTGGGCGACAACAGATCAGCCGATTTGTTACTGGCGTAAAAGACCTCGGCCTTTGGAGCAGTATGGTGTGCTGGCCTTTGCGTTCATCGCAGAACGCCGGAACGGGGACAACTGCCTATAGCTTGGGCGGGTTGGGGACTTATAATGGGACGCTAGCTAATGGGCCGACTTGGGGAACGGATGGAGTGGTGTTTGATGGCGTGAATGACTGCATAACTACTGCGTATGTTATCCCCAATGGGGCGGCAAGTTTCGGTTTTGTTTCAAAAATTGCAATAACACCAACAGATAATTATATTGTATATTCAATAGATAATCTCACAAACAGAAAAATGGATTTATACTATGCTAGTGCGGCGGGAGGCAGAGTCAGATTCGAGGCAAATTTAAGTGGCACAGTCGCCACCAGATTAGATTTAAATGGAACAAACACATTAAACTTTGCTTTTAGTCAGACTTCACACGATGGAACAAATTTCTATGGTCAAGGAAATAACGAAACGATTCAATCTGTTGCTGGTTCTGGAACAATGCAGGGAACAGGTGCATCCCTCGTATTTGGAAGAAGAAGTATAGATGCGGCTCCGCTAAATTTTCCAGGCACAATAGCTTTTACTTATTATATATCTTCTAGCGTGAATGCCAACTTTACAAATTTATATACCCTCTACAAAACTACCCTCGGCCAAGGGCTAGGATTGCCGTAATGCCTCTGTTTTTTATCGCACTCATGCTCTGCTCCTGCTCGCCAAGGCCAGTAGATCATAACAACGCCCTGCCACGGTACAGCGATATGTCTGCCGCCGAGGATGCGGGTAAGGCGCCTAGCAAATGAGCAAAGACGAACAAGCCTGCAAAGCCCTGCAATATCTATTAGACGAGGGCTTCATCTCCCTAGGCTATATCGACGGCAAGCCAGCGGTCTATCTTACTACGAGCCTGTTAGAAGCAAGAAAGGCCATCACAAAGCTAGTATCTAACGACTCAGCAGATTGGTGGAAGTGAGTGCAGACCAAGTAGCGGAGTTGAGCGAACGACTGGCTCTAGTTCGAGAATCAATAGCCCGGATCGAAACCCGCCAGTCGGTAATTCTGGATTTATTAGAGCGCTCGCAAGCCAGCCTCGGCGAATACCACGGCCGCCTAACCAACATGGAGCGCGACGCTCACACGATTAAAACGAAACTGTGGCTATTGGCGCTTGTATCTGGGGCAGTGGTAAGCACGGCTTGGGAGCTGATCAAGCGCCGGTTCAGCCTTTGACACCCCGCTAGGGGCATGGAAATTATCAATAATATACTAACCAACTGGCAGTCTTATCTTGGCGCCTTGTCGGCCGTGCTTGTCGCCGCCATCGCAGTCGCCTCTCTTATCCCCGGCGACCAGCCTGAGAAAGCCTTGCAGGCTGTGGTGGACGTGATTTCACGCTTCTCGCGAAAATAGTCATAAATGATCGCCGGCATACTAACGGCGTTAGGCGGGATAATCGGGATCGTGCTCTGGTTCTTAAAACGCAAATCGCCGCTTCAGCGCAACTTTGAAGCAATCGAAAAAGAACGCCGAAACAGGCAAAGGGATATAAATGATTGGTGGACGAAACGCCCTCCTGCTGATTCTTAGCCTTGCGCTGTGCTCCTGTGCGACAACCTCGCAAACGCAAGACGGCCCGCCGCCTAGCCCGGACACGATCAGCTACTTCATCTACGAGTGGGACAAAGCCGAGCGAACAAACAAGCCCTGCCCACAGGCTTACCGAGATCTGTTTGCAAAATCGCTCAAAGCGTTATCTGACTGCTTGGCGGAAGTTGAAAGAGAGCGAGCAAGGAATCAGTGACCAGCCTCGCGGAAGCTAGTTCCCGCACCTTGCGGGCGATCGATTCCCTAGACGCCAGCTTCCAAAAACAGGTGAGGGGATGGGTGAATGAAATGGTCACAAGCCGGATCGAGCCGCTGATCTACTGCGGCCGCCGAACGATGGAGGAGCAGGCCGCGCTTTATGCGAAAGGTAGAACGGCTGGCGGCAGGATCGTGACTAAGGCCAAGCCAGGCGAAAGTTATCACAACTACGGCCTCGCGTTTGATTGGGTGCCGTTAAAACAGTCGGGCAAAAACGCGGATCTATGGATCGCAGATTGGGACAACGAGACAGCTTTCCGACTGGGCGAGCACGTGGGCGTTAGCTTTGAACTGGCCGCAATCTCTTGGGAAACAGGCCATCTTCAATCTAGCAAATACAAGTCGTGGCGTGACATCTCACGCAAGCCTGTGGAACAAGTGCAGGCCAAGGACATCCGCAAAAAGAGCAAGGCCACAAGCCTCGTAAGTAACCGGCCGTGGAGTTCACGGTGACGCCCGAACACGAAAAGCATCTGGCGGGGATCCTGCGCGATTTAACCAGGGATTTAGACGCCAAGTACCGCAAGGGGCAAGACGAGCACGGGGGAGCGTTGTGGCGTAGGCCCGTGTGGAAGGATGCGTGGGACGAGATATTGGATTTATGCACGTACCATCACACATTAAAGATGCAGCTTTCCGTGATCGCGGAGATTGCACTGATGGGCGCGGCTGACGAGAGCGTGGTGGCGGCACAATCGCGGGAAAGTTGCCGTCAGATCCTAGCCGTTCTCGAAGGGTTCCCGTCGGCCGCTGATAAGAAATGAAAGTCATTCGCAAGTGGAAACGGTGGCTGGCCGTTAGCTGCAGTCACGGACACCTGGCGAACGCGGCTGCTTGCAAGGCTGCGCTGGAAATGAAACGCCGGTGGAATCCAGACATGACTCTCCACCTGGGCGATTTTGTCGATCTGTCCGGGCTAATGGGCAGCGCGAGGAAAGATCCAGATTCGCCTGAACGCACATCATCCATCCGAGAGGACTTCGACGCTGGCCTTAATTTCGTTCGAGAACTGGCACCACGTTACATCTTTGAGGGAAACCATGAGCACCGCCTTACAGCTCTACAATACTCGCCTAGCGCAATCGTGGCGCACTGTTGCACCTCTGCGAAGTCGGAGATCTACAATATGTGCAAGGATCTAAAGGCGCAGTATGTGCCTTATGATATTGAGAAAGGCTGGCGTATCCTAGGGGGTACAGCGTTTGGGCACGGTTTTATGTATTCAGAGTCCAGCGCTGTACGCGACCACGTTGAAATGCTACGCAAGCCGGTCGTCATGGGGCATCTGCACCGGGTAGATCGGACGGCTGGCCGTAGCATCGGCGCACCCGTGGGCTGGTCGATAGGTTGCCTAGCAGATATTTCCAGCATGCACTACGCTAGGAGAATGCGATCCGTTACCAGATGGCAGCACGGCGTCGCTTGGGGCGAATATGTTGAGGGCGGGCAGGGGTGCACGGTCAACGTCTTGTCGCCCGTGGGAGGAGTATGGCGGTATCCGCTGTAAAAGATTGGGCGGTTGCGCTTGAGGAGTTCGTCGAGCGCAAAGCAGTAGCTGTTCCGCCTGAGTTTAAGAGTGCCGCTGAGATTGCTAAAATATGGGGCTACACGCAGTCGCACGCCAGTAAGATGCTGAACACGATGGCGCGAAACGGCAGAGCCGAGATAAAGAAGTTTTCAGTCATGGTAGATACAGCTAATAAAAACAAGTATGGCCCGCGTCGTAGCTATTCCCGCCTAACGCCTTTTTATAGGCTGACCACAGGCAAATCGCCCAAAAACTAACGTCTATTTTCTTTGGCCAGCTCTTTAACCAGCAGAGTGGTGATATATGCCGAAAGGGATAATCCACTTTTTTTGGCAAGACGCTCACCGTTGCGCTTTACTTTTGGGTCGATTGTAAGGTTCGTTTTCGCCTTTTTCATAGTGAGTATTGTATGCGTAATAAATACGCATTCAAGTTTAAAACGAAAAGTTAATGCCCAAAAGAAATGTGTTGCTAATACGCCGTGTGTGCGTAGCAAAGGCGTATGCCTCGTCGTCCACTCAACGGTTTTAAAGCGGAAAAGACCAACATCGTTCTGCCTGTTGCTGTGAAAAAAGCATCTCAAAAACTGGCCGCTCTCCGTCGTATTTCGCTTTCCCAGCTCATTACTCAACTGCTTGCAAAAGCATCGGGAGAGCAAAGCTAGATATTTATGTGCTTGGGGCGCCTCAATGATACAGCAATGAAACTCCGCCAGGAGAACCGAGCTCTTTCACTTCGCCAATTAGGCGCTGCTTACGGCCTCGGCTATGTGCGAATTAAGCAAATGCGGGAACTGTCAGGCTTTCCGCTGATTGCTGGAAAGATAATGCCCTCTGATTTTGATCAATGGCGACTGACGCAGACTGGCCTAAATTTACCGCGTCCCGCAGATCGTCTACGCAGTGCCTCTGATACAACTCGTGCACTAAAGTCGACGAATGATTCACGAGTCTCATGGCAACGGATTGCGAGCAACCTGAAAGCCGAAGCCTGGTTACACGAGTTACACGCAGGGAGTGAAAACAGTGACGTTTAAGACCGCATATATCGAGCAGGCGACGCCAGCAAAGCGAAGCTCGCGTGCGGGGCACTTCGCAAGTGATCTCGCGGCCCTCGGCCTTCATTCTAGCCAGCATGGGTTCGAGAGCGGCCGGGATGGGAATCGAGAAGGATTTGCCGGCGCCACCCTTGGGACAGGGGAAGGTAAGGACGCGATTCTTCAGATCCACACACTCAAGCGGGATCTGTGTCTCTCTCAGGCGACAGCCCGTAGCCAGGGCGATCTCAAAGCTGATTCGCATCCATTCGGGCACGCCTTCCACGGCCAAAGCCTTCCGGGTAATTTTTATTTCATTGTCCGAAAAGACGGGTTTTACGCGGGCTATCGGGCCCCTTTTAATTCTGTAATCCAGAAGGGCGACAGAATCCATCTTGCCAAGAAGTCTGCCCTGGCGGTGAATCCATTTCAGAATCTTCAGATCTTGGCAGGCTTGGTTCCTGCCCGCCTTACCGCCGGACGTGCGGGGGAGGCTTTGGCGCCATTTCAAATAAATTTCACAATCGGATGGAGAAAACGCTTGCAGACTGATTTTTTTCTCACTAATAAATCTCCCCAGATGACGCCACGAGTTCCTGTAATAAATTTTTGTCAGAGGAGAAACGGGATGATTTTCAATCAAATCATCAACCCAATCGCTGCCGCAATCTTTGCGCTTTTCATTAACGCCAAGTCTGGCGGCCTCGGCCGTTGCCTTCGCGCGGTGCAGGGTATTGTCGATTCGGTATCGCGTACTTTTAGTGCGCCACTTGCCCGTGGGATCTTTGAAGCGAATGTAGAACCACGGATTGCCTTTCTTAATGTAGGAATAGGCCATAGTTACAAGGGTAACATTTGCTTAATTTAAAGCAATAACACACAGCAAACATGCAAAGCATAATCAATCAAATCAAAGAAGGAGATAGAACCGTGGGTTCAAATCCCACCCCGTCCGATGCTTATCACTATAATGACTTACGCCGAAACGGTAACACGGCGGTAATAACTGAGCCTAAAAAGGCTCTCTACCAACAATTTAATTTAAATATACGCGGCGGGTACGATTTGACCCCCGAAGCGTTCGTTTATCACCCAAACCCCGCCGTGTGCCGTATGTGGGCACAGCAGCACGAGGCCAGCAAATGATTTCTTGGGAAGTCATGCGGGATCTTGCCCAAGTATCCATGCTGATTACTGGCTGGGCTTTATTCGTAGGCTCTGGAATCGCTGGGCTGACCGTAGCCGTGATCGTGCTGGGCTGGGTAATCGATCAAGTGCGTCGATTCTTTAGGGAGGGCAGATGATTTACGCCAAGGACAACGGTGCCCCCGCACCTGAAAGCCAAGGCGGCGTGGCCGGGGCGTTCTATCCGCCTGCGGCTACTGTTCGCGACCTCGAAGCAGAGGGCATTCTGCCGATCTCAGTCTCGCAATCCTACGGATCGGCGCAGCTCTCGCAGACCACTGCTCTGATCGATCTGCAAACCAAGTACCGAAAGCTGCGTAATGACCTAGACGGCATTCAAGAGGTGGTCGCAAGCCTGCTCAAGAGGGCGCAATCGTGAGCGCACTGGCAAAAAAGTTTATTGTGCTTTGGACTGTGGCTGGTGGCCCGGAGTTAGTGGCCGAGCACACGTTTCACCCGACCCGTAAATGGCGTTTCGACTTCGCCTGCAAAAACGCCCGCTGTGCGATCGAGCTGGACGGTGGTGCGTTCCTACCGTTTGGCGGCCGTCACGGGCGGGGGATGGGGATGGTAAAAGACTGCGAAAAATATCGAGCTGCCGCCGACCTGGGCTGGCGCATCTGGCGTTTTACAACCAAGTGCCTGACGGCCGAAGCAGTAGCGATGACGGCTAAGTCATTCCGCCTTTCGATGAAGGAGAAAAAATGAGCGAACCAACCAACGATACACCTATTAACAACGACAAGCCGGACTACGAATACGACGTCTACGAGCGGGAGAGGGCTGACTCTGAATATGAGAGTCAGCGTTTCGCCGATTACTACGGCAACAACCGCCGGGGCTGATTATGACCGATCTAACGAAATTCCGTTTAATCGAAAACATTGAAGTAATGGCCTGCCGCAACTCAGCCGAGCGAGTTGTGAAAGCCGTCAATCGTGGCGACTTAGCTCAAGCAAAGGACTTGGCCCGCAAGCATGAGATCGCGTGGCACTTGGCCGACCGCGAGTTCCAAGACCTTAAGCAACCGCACCGAAACAACGATTTTTGCGACGACGAGTAGTCGCAAATCCAAGAAACCCAAACCAAGAAAGCAAAATAAAAATATGCCAATAGTAGCAAGCAGAGGGGGCAGCTTCACGCCAGCCCCGCAAGGAAATCACGACGCAGTTTTCTGCGACGTTGAGGACTTAGGCGAAGTAGAAACGCAGTATGGAAAGAAGCATCAGATCCGCCTGGTGTGGCAGATCGCCGAGAAGATGGAGGACGGGCGGCCGTTTACCATTGGCCGGCGTTACGGACTAACCCTACATGAAAAGGCGGCTCTGTTTAAAGACTTGAAAACCTATGCCAAGAAGGCACCACCGCAGAATCTGGATCTGGAAACGCTCATCGGTAAGCCGTGCCAGATCCTCGTGACACATGCGGAGCGTGATGGTTCAACCTACGCGAATGTGCAGGCGGTACTCCCTGCCGGAGCGAATAAAATCAAAGTCGATAAAGACTTCGTCCGGAAATGCAATCGTCCGGGCGCACCGAAACCAGCCGTCGTCGAGTTAGATGCCGACGGGACTCCCGTGCCGTTCTGAGCACTTGGGCTAGGTGGTTCTATCCCGCCTTGGCCAGAAAGAATACCCACCATGGAAATCCTAACTTTGATAGTTCAAATCGTATTCCCAACCACAGCAGTCGTGCTGGCCCTTATGACCATGCGCTTGCTGAAGGACTGGCAGTAATGGCTGCGCTTATTGCCACGGCAAAGACGGAGTCGTCGCACTATTACCTGGCGTCGGGTGAGTCGTGCCACGGTGACTTGCGATCCGCCCGAAAGGTAGGGGCGTATCCGTCCGTGACCACCATTCTCGGGGCGGCTGGCCCCAGCAAGCAGGGGCTGATGAATTGGAAGGAGGAGCAGGCGATTCTATCTGCCTTATCGCTACCACGTAACAATGGCGAGGCCGACAGTGACTTTGCCAAACGAGTCGTATTGGACAGCAGAAAGGAAGTGGAAGCGGCAGCACTGCGCGGAACTCACATTCATTCCCTAGCTGAAATCATAATCAATGGCGAGGAGCCGGGTGACTTGGTTAAAGGATACGAGGAGCACTATGCGGGCCTAAAGGAATGGCGGGATTGTTGCGTCACTAAAGTGCACGCCAGTGAATCCGTGCTAGTCAATGAGGCCGAAGGGTACGCAGGAAGGGTGGATTTGATCGCCCAGATCCACGGCGAGATGGAGGTTATCGATTTTAAAACCAGAAAATTTAAGAAGGATGCGAAAGGCGTCTCAAAAGCATCGGGCTATGAAACTGATCTTTTGCAACTTAGTGCATACGCGTACGCATTCACGGACGAAGGCATGGCCTGCCGCAACATCCTGATCGATCCAGTCACCGGCCAGTTGCAGGACATCCGCTACACCTCCGAGCAAGTTGCCCAGGCCTTTGAGGCGTTCACATCTATCTGCAAGGTGTGGCGTTGGTTGAAGAAGTACGACCCGCGGGAGGTGAAGTTGTGATTGAGATCCTACCCGAACAATCTACCCACGAGCAGTTACTGAACCGCGTGCGTTCGTTGGCCCGTGAGCTGGCGGAAGCAAAAGCTGCGCTGGCGGCTGCTGAAGGACGCGAGAACGATCTGATCGATCGGATAAGGGCGGGGCTATGAGGACACTGCTATCAATCCTGGCCCTGCTTGGCTTTACCACGACGAAACTAAGTAACGCACTAATCGATCTGCGTCCGATCGCCAAGAAGATCGACGTTAAGAAAATCAAGGTTCGCATCACTGGCTACTGGCCGGGAGAAGATGAGTGGAGCAGTCGCTATCAGTCCAGCACTGGCACACGCTTGCGTGCTGGCCGTCACTGTGCCGTCGATCCAGACATTATTCCGCTATGGTCTAAGATTCGCGTGATGGGCGGCAAGCGTGAGTGGGTGGCCGTGGATACGGGCACTGCCGTTAAAAGCAAAAAGGCAAGCGGTGGGAAGTTGCCCGTTGTGGACGTGTTTGCTGCAAGCGAAAAGCAGTTTAACGCGATGCGCCTGCCGAAGTTCGCGATGGTGGAGGTGATGAAGTGAGTACGACACCCGCTAGGCTCGCATCTAAACGCAATCGGGCGATGAGCCTGGGCGATACACGGCCGACGTTTCGCCGCTTGGGCGTGATCGCTGGCATGCTGCGGCGGGATCTGACGCTGCCTAGCTGTGCCAGGTTAGGTGTAAAACTTGAGTGCAGTTACAAGACCATCCAACGGGACATCGATCTGTTGCGAGACTTTTTTGGCTATCCGCTGGAATACGACGCCAGCAAGTACCACTACAAACTGGCGGGGCCGCTGCCGAAGGCGGTGCTGTGAGCCTAGCCGATCTCCTGACCATGTTCTCCGCCCGCGTGATTTGCACTTACACCCCGAAGCAGTACGCCGACTGTGTGCGAGAGGCCCGTGCCAATCGCCACCGTTGGGGAATGGGGCAGTGGTGAGTGTGTCTTTGGCCTATGTGCACGGTACAAATCATTCCTGTCTATTTACACCTGGCGACGGATCTTTGGATGCTTTTGAGCAAGAGCATGGATTTGCCATGACTGTATGTTCGAGTGAAACCGAAAGAATTAAGGCACTGGGTGCAGGTCTTTTCTGGATGGTTGCTTTTCATCACGCAGTTATTAGGGACAAGATCGATGCACAGAGTTTGCATAAAACTATGATGCAAATTCCTGAATTTAGAAATCACTGCGCTTCCGACATTCCTTTTATGGAGAAGTACGAAATCTAATGAGCGTAAAACGTCTCACCTGGCATCTCGCCGTGCTCGAACGTGCGAAGAAGAATTTGCTGAAGAAGCAGTACGATGCAGTGCGCACCCGGCTGGATCTGGCCGTTCTTATGGCCACGGAAATGCTGAAGCAGGCCGAGGGCTATAAGGCCAAGGCGATGGAGGCCAAAAAATGAAACTGCTTTCAATCCTGTTCTATTACTTAGGAGACATAGCCAGCCACACGATCGCCCGGTGGAGCTGGGGCGGGTGGTTGTATCAGCGGCTGATGCTGTTGTCTGTCGATTGCGACAAGAACTTTCAAATTTGGAAGGAAGTGAAGCCACGCAAAAAGAGGAGGAAACGCAAATGAAGGATCTGGGTAAAATTACTTTTGGCAAAGCACGGCCCGCACCGAAGCAAGTTTTAGTCGATGTGACCTACGACGAAAAGACGGCTCAAGCCCTACACGCTTTTGGCATAAGGCAGTTAAAGAAAGATCCAGAAGCAGTTATAGAATACGTAATCGTCAAGGCGCTGGAGGCGTTTGCTAAGAAATGATCGCACCCCTCCCACCCGCAATCGAAGCGATCCATCGGAACGGAGCCGCTGAAGGCGAGCGCAACACGCAACTTTTTAAGCTGGCCTGCCAATGGCGCGACCAAGGGCTGACGGAGTTCGACGCAACGACTAACGCAGAGGAGTGGGCCTACAAGGTAGGGCTATCGCAGAACGAGGCAGTAGGTGCAGTCAGATCCGCATTCAGCAAGCCAGCCAGAGAGCCGTGGAAGCCGAAGGCCAAGTATGCTTATCAGAATGGGGCGATCGTTCGTGAGGATCTGCCAGTGCCGCCTATGCCTATCAGCGTGGAAAGTGGCCCGGTAGATAAATTCCTGACCACGTGTTTCGACGTAGGCGATCAGATTAACATCTGCCGATCGATTAAAGATGGCGACCGCGAACGGCCGGACGGTGCTGGGGACACGCGAAGCCGGGAGGAGTGGCTAGAGCTGTTTAAAGGCGACGGGTTGAAGGAATGGCAAGGCGATGCAGTAGGCGTCTATGTGTCGATCAACGCTAACAACGGGAAAGGGCGGGCTGCAGAGCACATCACGAAATATAGGCACTGCCTAATCGAGTTTGATGAAAGCACGATGGCTGAACAGTGGGCAATTATTAAGCGCAGCGGCCTGCCTACGTCGTCTATCATTAAGAGCGGATCGCGCAGTTTGCACGCCTTTGTTGAAGTTAGGGCAGCAAATGCCAAGGAGTTTGCCGAGCGAGTGGCGTTTATTTACAAACACCTTGAGCACACAAAGCTAGATCCTGCCAATAAGGACGCAGGCCGGTTGTCGCGGTTGCCAGGGGCGATGAGGACGGCCACAGGATTGCAGCAGGAGTTAGTCGAGTGTGGCGCACCTACGCTGACCTACATGGAGTGGATGGAGCGCACGATCTACGGTGATATTCCAGAGCCGTATAGCTGGGAGCAGTTGGTTAATTTCAAGGAGGATGCCGATATAACGCAACTACTAGGCAAGCGGTGGATCTGCCGTGGCGGTTCAGCGTTGTGGGTGGGTAGCAGTGGCCTTGGTAAGAGCGTGCTGTGCTTACAGGCCGCTATTACATGGGCGGCTGGGCGTGATCTGTTCGGAATTAGCCCACACGGCAAGCCGTTAAAGTCGCTAATCGTGCAGGCAGAGAACGATGAGGGGGATGTGGCAGAGGCGTTGCAGGGCATCTTAAAGGCGCTGGATTTGACCGCAGAGGAGCTGGATCGGGTGAAGCAAAACATTGTGATCGTGCGTGACTGCACGTCCACAGGTGAACGGTTCGTGGACAGGATGCGTCGCCTAGCTGAAAAACATAAGCCCGACTTAGCCTGGGTAGATCCGTTGCTGGCGTTTATCGGTGGCGACTTATCCAGCCAAGAGACTGCCGGTGGCTTTTTGCGTAATTTGCTTAACCCACTCGCCCTATCTGGAGGATTTGCTTGGATGCTTATGCACCATACGCCAAAGCCAACACGGGACGGCAGCGGTTACCAAGGGCACGACAAGGCGTATAGCGGATTTGGATCGAGCGAGCTGACGAATTGGGCGAGATCCGTTTTAATGCTGTCGCCTTGTGGCCAGGATGAGCAAGGAACGTACACATATAAGCTAGAGGTGACCAAGCGCGGAAAGCGGTCTGGATTGCGTTCTGGCGTAACTGCGAGCGATTTAATTGCGAGCAAGACGCAGCCGCTAGTTCACTTAAAGCATGCCGACAAAGGCATGGCGTGGATTGAGGTGGGAGCGCCTGAGAAGTCAGTAGGCCGCAGGGCAACGTCGATTGATTGGGCAAAGCTACCTGAAGGGGCAAAGTACACCCAAGTTGTTACATTCGTACAACATGCCACCGGGTTGCAGGAACGCCAAGCGAAGGCCCGCGTGAAGCAGGCTAAAGATGACGGTTTAATCGAAGAAGCCAGCGATGGCTTATTCAGCAAAAAGGTGACAAATGAGCCATTTTAGAGTTAGTGCAATAACTATTACTGCACTAGTGCAGTATTGCGGAGCATGTAGGTGCAGTAATAAAGGCCCTTTAGGGCCTATTATTGCACTAATGCAGAAGGCCGTTTCCATTACTGCACTAACGACTGCACTTAGGGGGTTAATCTAATATGATAGATCAGCAAGCGTTAGAACGAATCCCTTGCGGTTCGGCCCACATATCCACCCGGATCGACGGCATAGCGGATCTAGTCCATGAGGCGTTCTGTGAGCTGGGTCTAACTGTTACAACGTCGTCAGTGGCTTTAACCACACAGGTATTCCATTACCTTATAACTAAGGCGCCAGACCATCCAGCCGTTCAGAACATGGCCGACACGTTGGAGCAGTCTGTGCTGGCGGTCGTGCTTAACAGGTCGACCAAGTCCATGACCCAGCTTGCAAGCGAACACAAGATTACCAAGCAGGCTTTTAGCAAGCGGGTGCTCAGTCTAACTGATCGCCTTGGTTTGCCTGTCAGAGCACAGAAAAGCCAAAAGGCTCGTGAGGCATACGACCTCAGAGCAAGGAAGCACCACGACAAGCGGCGTCGTCAGATTCCTAAGTTTAACAACGCCGCATTATTGAAAGGCAGGGACAGATGCAAGAACTCAAAGAAGTAATTAAAAAGCTAAACAAGAGGCGTACCGAAACGCTTGAGCAGATGGGTGAGGTGATTGGCTTGGCAGCACAGGCCGGTGCCATCATATCTAACGCACGAGATAAAGGTGAGAACGTGTCTGCGTTGCTAGAGTCGGTTGATCTAACTGATGAGCAAGGCAAGCGGTTAGAACGTGTAGCGGCACATCAGAAGAAACTGCAAGACGGTGACCCAACCGCCTTGCGCCAGATCATGCTGTGGACAGAGATGCTTCCCGATCCGATCACGACATCCGTACCAAGCGAACGCAAACCGTTCTTCTTTCCGCTGATTAAGGTTAGTCAGTGGTTCCTGAACCGATCCAAGCCTGAAGCCTGGACAGCCGACATGCGTACAGAGTTCATCCGCTACGCAGAGCCGATCGCTAAGAAGTACACTGAGCTGACTGGCAAAGGCTCTTGAGTATGCGTGATAAAATTCTATTGAGTAGGAGTCGTCAAAATTTCTTGAGTAGGAATTTTAATCCGACACAAGGAGTCTCCTTGAGTAGAAACATCGCGGTGGAAACGACT